CCTAGTAATTTTAGTATTACTATCAGGTTTTTGAGTATATAGATCATTCTTCGCAAACGAAGGTCTTACTGATCAATGGGATGATCACGAAGATTAATGTATCATAATAATTTTTTTACTGAGGAACAATGGGAATGTATAAGGGTATGTGTAGCTAATGCACCTATACCCTATGACATCACTATGAAAAAAATTCCTGCTGAGATCTTAGAAAAGATAGGACAACCAACACCTCGCAAGGGTGAACCATTAGAAATCCCTTACTACGACCTAACACCATATGGAATTAACAACTGAAATTATTGAGAAGATTCAAGAAGCAATGCGACATACTAAGATGAATGGTGATGTCAATTGGGAAGATGGTGACGAGATTGATGTTTGTCTTGCAGGAACTTGGGCAGCAGATAAGTTTATTGTTATTCATAATAGAACTAAGAGCAGTACATCAAAACATAATTTTATTAAATGAAGATAGCACTCATAACAGATCAACATTTAGATGGACGTAAGGGTTCTCTTCCGTTCTGGAATTACTGGCAAAAATTTTATGACGAAATATTTTTTCCTACTCTTGAGAAGGAAGGTATCACTACAGTCTTTGATCTTGGTGACACATTTGATAACAGAAAGTCTGTGGATTTTAATACTCTTAATAGGATTAAAACAAATTATTTTGACAGACTTGAAAAGTATGATGTACACATGATTCTTGGTAATCATACTACGTACTATAAAAATACTAGTAAGATTAATTCACCAGAACTATTACTAGAAACTTATAAAAATATTAGAGTTTATAAAGATGTAGAAGAATTGAAACTAGGTAGTAAGAAATTTTTGATGCTACCTTGGATAAACTCTGATAATAAAAACGAGTCTCTACAATCAATAGCAGATTCAGATGCTAACATAGTATGTGGTCACTTAGAAATAAATGGTTTTGAAGTTACACCTGGTATGAGATTTGATCATGGTGGATTGGATTGTTCTATATTTAAAAAATATGATAGAGTATGGTCAGGTCATTTTCATCATAGATCTAAGATAGGTAACATCCAATACCTAGGTAATCCATATCAAATGTATTGGAATGACTATAAAGATAAAAGAGGATTCCATATCTATGATACTGAAACAAATAAACTCAGGTTTATTCAAAATCCTTTTGAGATATTTCAAAAAGTTTATTACAACGATTTGGATAATGACTATTCAAATTTTAATATGGATGAATTCAAAGATTGTTTTGTAAAAATTATTGTTGAAGAAAAACGTAGTTATACTAAGTTTGAAGAATTTGTTGAGAGACTTTACCGTACAGGAATACATGATATTAAGATTGTTGAAACATTAGTTGACATAGATGCGGTTGATGATGTAGACTTGGATATCAAGGATACTCTTACATTGTTGAGTGAGTATATAGATGAAATTGATTTGTCTGTAGATAAAACCGATCTTAAAAAACTTATGCAATCTCTATACATAGAATCATGCGAGGTAGTATAATCTATGTTTATCATCACTCTCAAAGGACACCCACAAGGAATATATTCTGTGTTTGATGCAAAAGATGAACGCATTGTCCCTCTATTTGTAGAGGAAGATGATGCAGATCGTTATGTTATGGCACTAGAAGAAGATGAAGAGAATCCAGAATTAGAAGTGTTAGAGACAGAAGCAGATTTTATTATCAATTCTTGTAGAGCACAAGGTCAGAAGTTTTCTATTATAAGTCCTGATGATCTTATTATACCACCAGACGAAATAACTAAAGGATGATTGTTTTTGAAAAAGTTCGTTGGAAGAACTTCCTTTCTACAGGGAATGTCTTCTCAGAGATTGATCTACAGCGTTCTAGAACTAATTTAATTGTAGGACACAATGGATCAGGTAAGTCAACCATCTTAGATGCGTTGACATTTTCTCTCTTTGGAAAACCATTTAGAAAAATTAGTAAGAGTATGTTAGTTAATAGTGTCAATGAGAAAGACACTATGGTAGAGATAGAATTTAGTATTGGAAAAAATAGTTATCAGGTAATTCGTGGTATCAAACCCAATAAGTTTATGGTTTATTGTAATGGTCAACCGTGGGATGAGGATGCCAAGGCAGTAGATCAACAAAAAAATTTAGAACAGAATGTATTGAAGATGAACTTCAAGTCATTCACACAGATTGTGGTGCTAGGATCTAGTACCTTTGTACCTTTTATGCGTTTGCCTGGTCAACAACGTAGAGAAATTATTGAAGATATATTAGACATCCAAGTTTTCTCTGTGATGAATAACAGATTAAAAGATAAGATAAGAGAAAACAACGAAGAGATCAAAGACTTAGATTATCAATTGCATCTTCTGGAAGAGAAGATAGAACTCCAGAAACAATATATGTTAGAGTTGAAAAAGAAAACAGATGCAGAGATTGATAAAAAGAAAGAAAAGATAAAGGAATATCAGCAAGAAGAAGAAAGTTCTTTAGGAAATATTCGGGATCTTACAGATCAAGTTACAAATCTCTCAACAGAGATGGAAGAATACTCTAAGAGTTCTAGTAAGTTAAAGAAATTAAATACATTTCTTATAAAATTAAATCAAAAATTACAGACATGTAAGAAGGAACATGAATTTTTTGAAGACAATCATGTATGTCCCACATGTACTCAAGATTTATCTGATGAGTTTAGAGCAGACAAGATAGAAGAAGGTAAGACTAAACTTGATGAAATGAATGTAGGGTATGAAGAACTACAAACTGCAATCAAAGATGAAGAAGAAAGAAATGAAAAATTTTTAGAACTAACACAAGAAGTTAATACAAAAAATACCACTATAACAAACATCAATTATCAATTGATGAGTATTAGAAGTAATATTGATGAGATTAGTAAAGAAATAAAAGAACTAGAAGGGTCTACACCTGATAAGAAAGCAGAGTTTGTTAAGTTAGAAAGGTTGATAGAAGATAAGAAAACAACAAAGAAAAATTGTGCAGTAAGTAAAAAGGATCGTGATGTATTACAGGTTGCTACAACTCTATTGAAAGACAGTGGTATTAAGACTAGAATTATCAAGACATATCTTCCTACCATGAACAAACTGATTAATCAGTTCTTACAAAGTATGGATTTTTATGTCAATTTTACTCTCAATGAGAACTTTGAGGAGACTATCAAGTCTAGATATAGAGACGTATTCTCATATGAAAGCTTTAGTGAAGGAGAGAAAGCTCGTATAGATATCAGTCTATTGCTGACTTGGAGATCTATTGCTAAACTAAAGAATAGCGTTGACACTAACCTACTTATTTTAGATGAAATCTTTGACGGATCGCTTGACCAGTCTGGTACTTCTGATCTTGGTTGGATCTTACGTAACTTTGACGATAATACAAACGTATTTGTTATCTCACACAAGACCCTTCTAGATGATAAATTTGATCGTACCATCACTGTCAACAAAGATAAAAATTATTCTACTTTAGAGGAGACAGTTCACGAAGTGACACATGCACTGGTTGGCTAAATGATTTTTCAGTGTATACTAAAGTATACCAATCAATAAATCAATGTTCCAGAAAGAAATCAAAGGCAATCTCGCAAGACTACTCGCAACAGAGAATCTAGTAGTTGAGCATCGTAACGTACCTACTGCACAGTTTGATGTAGATCGTAGAGTATTGACTCTTCCTAACTGGGACAAAGCAAGCAACACAGTATATGATATGCTTGTAGGTCATGAGGTAGGACATGCATTGTTCACACCTAATGAAGATTGGACAAAGAAAGTTAAAGTACCACAATCATATGTAAATGTCATTGAAGATGTTCGCATTGAGAAGTTGATGAAGCGTAAGTATCCTGGTATTCGTAAAAGTTTTTCTGGTGGATATGCTGAACTAAACGCATTAGATTTTTTTGAGATTGCAGATGAAAATCTAGATGAGTTTGCATTTATTGATCGTATCAATCTACACTATAAGGTTGGTGCATCTGCTATGCTTCCTTTTACTGAAGAAGAGAAAGTATTCGTAACACGTGCAGAAAATACAGAGACATTTGATGAGGTTCTAACTCTTGCTGATGACATTCGTAAGTTTGTTAAAGCATCACAAGAAGAGCAACAGAAAGAATCAAATACTGATGCATCTCTAGATAGCAATTTTAATGGTCAAAACAATAATGACTTTGATTCAGATTCAGATTCAGAATCACAACAACCATCTAATAGTGATACAACTGAGGAAGGTATAAACGAAGAGTCTGACATAGATGACCCTAATTTTGATGAGAGTGACTTAGGTGGTTCTGAAGGTGGTCTTCACTGGGAAGGTGAGACTCAAGAAAAGTTTGACAGAAAAACAGAATCATTATCTGATACCAGTTTTTTAAAAGAAACAACTTATGTTGAAATTCCTGATAAAGTTGACTTAGATAAAGTTATCGTTGATTGGAAAGTTATTCATGATTGGATTGATCAGAACGCTGAAGAGTCAGAAAAAAGACCAGAATCTTGGGATACTAGATTGACTTATGCCGATGTTGATGCTAAGTATCAAGAGTTTCGTAATGAGAACAAGAAAGAAGTAAGTTATCTTGTAAAAGAGTTTGAGTGTCGTAAGTCTGCTGATGCATACGCACGTACTTCAACTGCTAAAACAGGTGTTCTTGATACTTCTAAACTTCACACATACAAGCACAGTGAAGACCTATTCAAAAGAATTAATATTGTACCTGATGGTAAAAATCATGGCATGATTTTCATTCTTGATTGGTCTGGTTCTATGCAGTATGAAATTCTTCCTACTGTAAAACAGTTACTCAATCTAACTGCATTCTGTAAGAAAGTGCAAATTCCTTTTGAAGTATATGCATTTACTAATGAGTGGCAGAGAGCAATCCGTGTTAAGGAAGGTCAATCTCAACACGACTATTATTACTATCGTGAAAGAAATTACGTAGGTATAGAAAAAGGATATCTATATCTTGCAGAAGGTGAGTTTCATCTAATGAACTTTCTTTCTTCTCGTTCTAATCCAAAAGATTATGAGAGACAGTGCAGAAACATCTTCCGTGAAGCGTATGCTTTTTCTTGCAGAAATACTACATACCATTATTCAATAGGACTAGAGTTATCTGGTACTCCATTGAACGAAGCAGTGATTATGCTTAACTACATCATTCCTAGTTTCAAAAGACAGAGTGATGTTCAAAGAGTAAATGTTTGTATCCTAACAGATGGTGAAGCAAACTCTATTTCTTATGGTTCAAGTCATACTTATCATGATGGAGAAGAGTCTAGAGTTACTCCTAAAACTATAGACTATGGTAACTGTGCATTACGTGATCGTAAGACAGGTAGAGTATATCCTAAAATGGATTATTATGCTGCTACCATAACATTTATTCAGCAAGTTCGTGACAGACATCCAGAAGTAAATGTTCTTGGATTCCGTCTACTACCTCCTTCTAGATTATCTGAATTCGTTGCTCGTTTTGGTTCATATGATAGATATGAAGAAGTACAAAAGCAATGGAGAAAAGATAAGTCTGCTGTAGTTCCAGACTCAAAAGGATATACTGAACTCTATGCTATCTCATCAAAAGATCTTGAGAATGACCATGAGTTTGAAGTTAAGGAGGGTGCTAAAAAAGGTGATATTACAAGAGCATTCAAAAAAATGCTTAAGAGTAAGTCCACTAATAAAAAGTTACTTAACTCATTCATATCACACGTGGCATAACCAGTTGGGAAAGTGGCACATCACTTTCCCATTTACTTATACCATGAACTATACTTTATATTATACACAAAACAAATCCCATGCCTTTCCAATCAAAATTTACTAACGAAGAACTAATCACATTTCTAACAACAGACGAAGAAGTTGTTACTAGTGATAATGTCAAAGATGCTGCTGAACATTTTGGAGTGAAAGTGCAGAGCGTTACTAAAAGAATTAACAAACTTCCACAGTTCCAAAAAGTTACACGTGGTAAGTGGAATCTATCTGTAGCAGAAAAACTTGAGAAGACATTCAATGCACCTGCTGCACCTATTGTAGAACAGAATCTTGTACCAGACAAAGATCCAAATTATGTACCTTTCGGTAACTTTGCTGACGTAAAGAAGATCATCAGTTCTAAGATGTTCTACCCTACATTCATTACTGGTCTATCTGGTAATGGTAAAACATTCTCTGTAGAGCAAGCATGTGCTCAACTCAAGAGAGAACTTATTCGTGTAAACATTACCATTGAAACAGATGAAGATGATCTCATCGGTGGTTTCCGTCTTGTTAACGGTGAAACCGTATGGCATGACGGACCAGTTATTCAAGCTCTCAACAGAGGAGCTATCTTGCTCCTTGACGAAGTTGACCTTGCCAGTAACAAAATCCTCTGTCTCCAATCCATCCTTGAAGGTAAAGGAGTTTTCCTTAAGAAGGTTGGAAGATTCGTCAAACCTGCAAATGGATTCAACATCTTTGCCACCGCAAATACTAAAGGTGAAGATTCAGATGACGGACGTTTTATGGGACCTAACGTGCTCAATGAAGCATTCCTTGAAAGATTCGCTTTGACATTTGAGCAAGAGTATCCTACTCCTAAAACTGAGCAAAATATTCTTGAGAAGGTTGCTGCTAATTATGGTTGTCTTGACAAAAAGTTTTGTGAGAATCTTGCTACATGGGGAGACATCATTCGTAGAACATTCAAGGATGGTGGTATTGATGAGGTAATCTCTACACGTAGACTTGTACATGTTATTCGTGCATTTGCTATCTGGCAAGATCGCATGAAAGCAATCAAGGTATGTGTCAATCGTTTTGATGACGAGACAAAGCAATCATTCTTAGAATTATATGATAAGATTGATGCAGATGTGAATACGGAGGAATCTAATGCTCAGTAAAGGAGATTGTAGATTCATTGGCAGTATCGTATCCCTTGAGGATGGTACTGCCAGAGTCCAAAAAGTCCATGAAGATAAAATTATTGTAATGAGACTTGACGGAACTCCTAAAGAGTGCTATTATGATGATATTCAATATGTATGGACACCGTGAAATACAACGAAGATGAACTCCTTAAAGAGGTTTCGGAATACATCTCTAACACTTATAAAGGTCATTACTCTGCTGGTAACGTGCAGACTCTTGACCTAATAGATGCATGTGGTGACGCTGAAGCATTCTGTAGAAGTAATGTTCTTAAGTATGCATCACGTTACGATAGAAAAGGATCAGCACGAAAAGATATCATTAAGATTATTCACTATGGTATCTTGCTCCTTCATTTCAGCGATAAGCAAGAAAAAGCAAATCGTTCAAAAGCAGAAACACCATCTGCATTCTCAGTTGATTATGACAAGTAAATGACAGTAACATTATCAAGAACAACATTAGATGTCCTTAAGAATTATGCAACTATTAATTCTTCAATTGTGTTTAGGAAAGGCAATAAATTAAGGACAATCTCAAACGCAGAGAATATTCTCTCTCAATTTACTAGTGAAGAAACCTTTCCTACCGACTTTGCAATCTATGATCTTAGTCAGTTTCTAAGTGGAATATCTTTATTTGACAATCCTAAATTAGACTTTACCTCTGACGACTTTGTTCGTATTGCAGGTGCAGGTAGGTCTGTTAAATATTATTTTTCTGATCCAGAGATCACACTTAAGTCAGCACCAGAAAAGAATGTAAACTTTCCAGGTGCAGATATACAATTCAATCTTACCGCAGATGATTTGATTGCATTGCAGAAAGCATCTGCTGTGTATAGTCTTCCTGATATGTCATTCCAATCTAAGAATGGTAAAGTTAGATTGCTCTTATGGGATAAAGAAAACGATACTAGCAATACCTATAAACAAGATATTGTTGGTGAGTGTACTGGAGATTATTCTCTAGATCTTAAGATTGAAAACATTAGGTTGTTACCAGGTGATTATAATGTTAAAGTATCTAAAGCATTAATTTCTGAATGGAATAATACTACATTAGATCTCACATATTATATTGCATTAGAACCATGACCCACCATACAAGAGTTGTTCAGATATCTTTTACCACTAAGGAACAAGACCTTCTGCAAATTCTTGATGAGTTGGTGAAGTACGACCTTGCTCCTAATAGGTCAGCATGGTTTAAGAATCAAATTCGTATGAGATATTACGACCTACGTGAAAAAGGAATTATTACACAAAGTGAAGAATGATTTTTTATGGGTAGAACGATATCGTCCTACCACTGTTGAAGATTGTATCCTACCTGACAGTATCAAGAATGTATTTAAAGGTTTTGTTTCTCAAAAAGAGATTCCAAACCTTTTACTATCTGGATCTGCTGGTGTAGGTAAAACTACAATCGCCAAAGCTTTATGTGATGAGATAGGTGCATCTTACATCATGATCAATGGATCTGATGAGGGTAGATTCCTTGATACTGTCAGAAACAGGATCAGGACATTTGCATCAACGGTCTCATTGACCTCTGGAGCGTCCCACAAGGTCGTTATTATAGATGAAGCAGACAACACAACCAATGACGTACAACTCTCCTTGAGGAGTGCTGTAGAAGAGTTTCACAGTAACTGTAGGTTTATATTTACTTGTAACTTCATCAATAAAATTATTGAACCACTACATTCTAGATGTACTGTGGTGGACTTTCGTGTTAAAAACGGTCAATCTGTACAGTTACAAGGTAAATTTTTTGATAGACTAAGAGGAATACTTAAAGATGAAAAGGTTACGTTTGAAGATAAAGTCTTGGCCAAACTTATTAAGCGGTATTATCCTGATTGGAGGAGGCTTATCAATGAGTGTCAGAGGTATTCTGCTAATGGAGCCATTGACTCGGCTATTCTGGTTGATATTGCTGATGTCAATTTGGATACTTTACTTTCTGCACTTGCGAAGAAAGAATTTACGACAGTAAAAAATTGGGTTGTACAACATATGGACAATGATCCTAGTTCTGTTATGAGAAAGATCTATGATAGTCTTTATGGTGTATTAAAACCATCTTCTATACCAGAAGCAGTTCTTATCATGGCAAAGTATATGAGAGACATAACACTTGTGCCCGATCAAGAAATAAATTTGTTAGCATGTCTAACAGAAATTATGATGAGTTGCGAATTTCGGTAAAGTGTGCTAAATTATAGTAACGATACTGAGGTGGACAATGGAATTAAAAAGACCAAATCCTTACAATGCCAAGAACATTAAAGAGTCTAAAGACACCGCTAAGATATCCAGGAGGGAAGAGCAAAGCAGTACCAAAGCTGTTGCAATACCTCCCAAACCTTTTCCAGGTAAAAGAGTTTCGTGAACCATTTCTAGGTGGTGGTTCTGTAGCACTAGAAATTACAAAAAGGTATCCCCATATTGATATATGGGTCAATGATTTGTATGAACCTTTATATAATTTTTGGTGCGAACTACAACATAACGGACAGGAACTTCAAGATGCTCTTCTGGGAATTAAAAGTATCTACTGCAATCCAGATGCAGCAAGATGTTTGTTTATATCATCCAAGGAGCAAATAAATGACAGTGATCTCTCAAACTTTGATCGTGCTGTGGCTTTTTATATTGTCAATAAGTGTAGTTTCAGTGGACTTACGGAGTCGTCATCATTCTCTGCACAAGCATCAGAATCCAATTTCTCAACCAATGGAATTGAAAGACTTACAGAGTATTCAGAACTTATTGAAAGATGGAAGATAACTAATCTTTCATATGAAAGTATGTTATGTGATGATAAAGACACATTTATATACTTAGACCCACCATATGACATCAAAGATAACCTATATGGTAGGAAGGGTGAAATGCATAAAAGATTTGATCACGACAAGTTTGCTCATGATTGTGATCAACATACCTGTCCTATGCTGATATCTTATAATTCTGATCAAATTATTAGAGATCGTTTTTATGAGTGGACAGTTGGAGAATTTGCACACACTTACACCATGCGGTCTGTGGGATGCTATAATATAGATCAAGCAACAAGAAAAGAATTAGTACTTACGAACTATGAAATGCGAAGTTAAACTTTACGTAGCAGGTACAGTGTTTACAGAAACTGTACAAGCACGTGATTACCAAGAAGCAAGACAAGTAGCACTTGCTAGAAATCCTAATGCTAGAGTTATGGGTGTCAATGCGTCTTTTAAATAAAGCGTTAACCATCTGGAAGTATGCACTCGGATCATTCTCAGACGACAGAACAAAAGAATATGACAATTACGTGGTTGTGGTACGCTCTGTTATATTCGTCAGCTATCTTATCACTAACTGCTTTATTATTAGCGGAGTAATTCGCCATTGGAATAATGTACCAACTGAAAGACTACCTATACAGCATCAATCAATCCAAGAAAAATATATTGGATGAAGATCCTGATGCTGTAAAAAAATATCCATCTTACATTGTTAATAGATGTCTGTCATCTTTTACTGACACTGTTTTGTATGCGAATGAAATGAATAAGAACTCGCATTTACCTAACAAGATGCAATATGACTTTTTTCTAAATAGTGTTAAACCAAGGAAAAGATTTTCTCCTTGGGCTAGGAAAGATTCTATTGATTATCTTGATGTAGTTAAAGAGTATTATGGTTATAATGATGATAAGGCTCTCCAAGCACTCAGGATTCTCACCAAGAATCAACTAGATAAAATTACATATCTATTGAGAAAAGGTGGTAAGAATGGCAAGCGAGATTGAGATTTCTTGGAAACAATCTGACATGGTTGAGGTCACATTAGGTGAACCTGATGATTTCCTTAAAGTAAGAGAGACATTGACTAGAATAGGTGTTGCTTCTAGAAAAGAAAAAAAGATATATCAATCATGTCATATACTTCATAAACAAGGCAAGTATTATATCGTACACTTCAAAGAATTATTTGCTTTAGATGGTAAACATACTAATTTTTCTAGTAACGATCTTCAAAGAAGAAATAGGATAGCAAAATTGTTATCTGATTGGGGATTGATTAGTATTACTAATGAGAGTCAAGTAGAAGATCTTGCTCCATTGAATCAGATCAAAGTATTAAGTTTCAAGGATAAAAATAATTGGACGTTAGAGTCTAAGTATAATATTGGTCGTAAAAAGCAGGAAACCGAATAACTTTTTTCGGTTTATACCATAGTCATACTAAAGGGTTTGTAGTTAAATAATAGTGTGATGCCGATAGGGTCACACAAACTACACGTCGCTTTTAGGAGGAC